CTACTTCATGACCTTCCGGCTGCGCACCTCGCGCTACTGACCGGACCACCCGAGACGACCGCGATCGCTGTGCGCGCAAGCGCACCGGCGGGCGCAGCCGTGGCCCGAGCAAGGGCAGCCCCTGAAAGCCATCAACCACCAAGGAACCAATCATGGCAAAGCTCATGCGCAAGATGCTCTTGCTCGCACGGATCGAGAGCGTCGCAGGTACTGACTCCGTGCCAACGGCGGCGGCTCACGCGATGCTCGTGCGAAGCACGCAGCCGGAACTGATCACCGCGGAGTACGTCGACCGGGCCAACATCAAGCCCTACTTCGGCAACAACTCGCAGCTCGCCGCGGGCATCCATCGCGAGATTACATTCGAGATGGAAATCGCCGGCGCTGGCACCGCAGGCGGAACGCCGGCGTTCGATTGCTTGCTGCGCGCCTGCGCGTTCGCGGCCAGCACGCCGAGCGGCTCGCCAGGTGAAAAGCAATACCGGCCGGTCAGCGACAGCATCGAGACGGTGACGCTCTACGCCTACCTCGACGGCATTCGCTGGAAGATGCTCGGCTGCGTCGGGAACGTCTCGATGGCGTTCAACGCGAAGGGCATCCCGGTGTTCTCGTTCCGCTTCGTTGGCGAGTACCAAGCCGGCGCCGACGTCGCGCTGCCCACGGACGCGGACTACACCGACTTCGTGGCCCCGGTCACGGTCGGCAAGGTGTGGACGCCGACCTTCTCGATCCACGGCAACAGCGCATGCATGTCGAGCCTGTCGATCGACCTGGCGAACAATGCGATCTATCGCGACCTCGTGGGCTGCGGCGGGCCGCTGATCACCGACCGCAAGCCGACTGGCACGGCGGTCTTCGAGCTGCCGTCGATCGCGACCTATGCCTGGGACGAGGCGATCAAGAACAGCACGACCGGCGCGCTCAACTTCGTGCACGGCCGCGTCGCCGGGAACATCGTGCAGGTTCAGTGCCCGGCGGTGAGCTGCAATAACGCATCGATCACCGACCAGGACGGCATCGCGATGCTCTCGCTCGGTCTCTCGATCCAGCCGCAACTCGGCAACGACGAGATCGTCATCACCTTCAGCTGATCCCGCGCGCAAGCGCACCACCGCCGGCCGCACCTCGCAAGGGGTCGCGGCCGGTTTCACTTCCACAGGAGAACTGTCACCATGGCATTCAAGCTGGCCAAGAGCCCCACCTTCAAGGCGAACGTCACCATCGAAACGCAGGACGACAAGGGCCGCACCGAGAAGGAAACGGTCGTCGCAACCTATCGGCGCTGCAACGAGGACGAACTGAGCGACCTCGAAGGCAAGAAGAACGCCGAGGTCTGCCGGGCCGTGCTGATCAACGTCGAAGGGATGATCGACGAGAACCGTCAGCCGGTGCCCTATGAGGGCGACAACGTCGAGGCGCTGATGATGATCCCGCCGGCGACCTTCGCGCTCGCCGCCGCGTTCTGGCAAGGCTCGCGGATGGGCCGCGCAAAAAACTGATCGACGCGGCTCGGGCCTGGGCCGGTGCACGCGACTACCGGCTCGACGACGAGGTCAAGCGGATCGAAGCTGACCGATCGGTTCTCGAGCAGATGCGCCAGGCCGGCGCACCTGCCGCGGCGATCGCTGCAGTCGAGGCACAGGTCGAGCAGTCCGAAGCGGCTGCCGACTTCGAGGTCTGGCCCGACTGCTGGCAGGCGTTCGAGTTCTTCCGCTCGCTGCGTGGCCAGTGGCGCTACGTCTCCGGCATGTCGACAGACCGCACCGGTCTCGACTTCGCTGCCGTGCAGGTCGCGATGACCCACCACCCGATACCGCGTCGCCGGCAGGGCGCTCTGTTCAAGGACATGCAGATCATGGAAACAGCGGTGCTCCTGGCTGATCACGAGCGCGCCCAGAAGCGGGCCGCCGAGAAGGGGAACGGCTGATGGCCGCGCTCGGCTCGCTTGTCGTCAAGCTGGCGCTGGAGTACGCCCAGTTCACGGCCGGCGTCAAGAAGTCCGAGCAGGACGCGCTCGCCTTCGCCAAGCGCGTGCAGGACGGGATGGACAAGGCCGGCAAGGCGACCGGCGGCTTCCTCGGCGGCGTCGTCACCGGCGCGCTGGCGGCGGTGGCCAGCTACCAGACCGTCGCGGCAGTGATCAACACCGTCCGCGCGTCGATCGACCGGCTCGACTCGTTGAACGACCTGAGCGAGCGCCTTGGCGTTTCCGCGAAGGCGCTGCAGGAGATCGGCCACGCTGGCGTCTTCGCGGATGCGTCAATCGAGTCGATCGGCAAGGGCCTGCAGAAGCTCTCGCAGAACATGGTCGAGGCCAACGACGCGAGCAGCAAGCAGGCCGCGTTGTTCCGGGCGCTTGGTGTCGCAACGACTGACGCAGAGGGCAACCTTCGCGACAGTGCCGACGTGATGACCGACCTCGCCGGCTACTTCGAGGGCATCGAAGACGGCGCAGTGAAAACGGCGCTCGCGATCAAGCTATTCGGCAAGCAGGGCGTCGACCTGATCCCGCTCTTGAACGGCGGCAAGGAAGGCCTGAAGGCTGCTCGCGAGGAGGCCGAGCGGTTCGGCATCGTCGTCGGTGAGGACACGGTCAAGGCCGCGGCCGCGTTCAACGACAACATCGACCGACTCGGCAAGATCGTCGACGGCGTGTTCAATCAGATCAGCGCGGCGGTGTTGCCGGTGCTCGCTGCATTCTCCGACGCGCTCGTGCAGGCTGTAAGCGACGCGAACTCGGTCAGCAGGGCCGCGCAGGACATCGCCAAGAACGGCGCGCTCTTCGAGTGGACGAAGTCGGTCGCGGTCGGGTTCACCTGGGTCATGACGACGGCCGAGAACGTCTGGCGCCTGCTGAAGTCGGTCGGCCAGCTGGTGGGCGGCGTGTTTGCCAGCATGGCGACCGCGATCTCCGGCTACGGCGACGTCATCGCCAAGGCGCTGAGCGGGGATCTCAAGGGCGCGTTCGGTTCGCTCATGGCGACCGGCGAGCGGGTCAAGACGGTGCTGGTCGAAATGGGCACCGACATCGGCAAGACGCTCGGAGAGCAGACCCTCGGCTCGAAGATCCGCGACCGCCTGCAAGACCTCAAGCAGTTCGGCAACGCGGCGGCCGAGGTGGGCACGAAGGCCAAGCCGACGAAGGCGGTCATCGACGCGCTGGCCGACTCTGCCGACAAGGCCGGCAAGGCGGCAGACGAGAACGCGGCGGCGCTTCAGAAGTGGACCGACCAGATCCAGAAGTACAACACCGAGCTCGACGCGCAGGCCGAACAGACGGACAAGCTCAGCAAGGCCGAGCAATGGCTGGCCGAGCTGACCGCGAACAGCACGAGCGAGGTGCAGAAGCTCACCGACGAACAGCGCGAGGCGCTGACCGTCGAACTGCAGCTGACCATCGCCAAGGAGAAGCGGAACAAGGCGCTCGAAGACGAGGCGAAATGGCTCAAGGAGTCGGCCGCCGAGAACGCGAAGACACTTGAAGCGGCGCGGCAGCAGACCAAGACCTACGAAGACGATGCAGCGGCTCTGCTGAAGCGTGGCCAGACCATAGGCATGACTGCCGACCAGGTCGCCGCCCTTGAGGCTGCCGAGCTGCGCCAGCTCGCCGCGCAGAAGGACCTGCAGGCCGCGAACCAGATCGAGACGGAGGACGGTCGAGCGCTGACCGCTGAGTACCGCCGGCAGGCCGAGGCGCTGCGAGCCATTGCCAACCAGAAGCTGAAGAACGCCGGCGACGAGGCCTTCCTCGAAGCGCAGCGCAAGGAAGCCGAGGAACTGCAGCGGCTGAACGACCAGATCGGCCAGGGGTTCGCGAACTCGATGATCGAGGGCGGCCGCTCGTGGTTCGAGTACATGAAGAGCCTGCTCCGTGCGCAGGTGTTCGCGCCGCTCTTCAAGAACATGGTCGCGCCGTTGTCGAGTGCGCTCTCCGGTGTGCTCTCCGGCTTCACCGGCGCGCTCGGTGGCAGCGGCAGCATTCTCGGCGCTGGCGGCGGCGGTGGCGGCGGGGTCGACATCGGCTCGCTGTTCTCGAAGATCACCGACGGGTTCTCGGGCAGCATCGGCAACGCGTTCGCGCAGTTCAGTTCGAGCGGCCTGGGCGCGCAGCTGGGCCTCTCGAAGCCGATCGCGGATCTCACCGGCGTTGTCGCGAACATCCCGACCAGCCTGTCGAACTCGCTCGGCTCGATCCTCGGCGGTGTGGGCAATGGCTTCGCCGGCTATGGCCTGTCGAAGAGCCTCAGCGGCGGGTACTCGGTCGGCGGCGGCAACACCTTGAACGCGATCGGCGGCGTCGCTTCGATGATCCCTGCGATCGGGCCGATCGCCGGGGCGATCACCGGCGCGATCAACCGCCTGTTCGGCCGCAAGCTGGCCGACTCCGGGATCGAGGGCACCTTCGGCGGGGCGGCCGGGTTCGAGGGTTCGTCGACCCAGTTCTTCAAGGGCGGGCTCTTCAGGTCGGACAAGACGACGAAGACCGCGCTCGGCTCCGACTTCACGGACCCGCTCGCGCAAGGCGTGAACGCGGTCCGCGACCAGGTCAAGGCCTACGCGTCCGCGCTCAACATCCCGGTCGACGCGCTGGAGAGCTACACCCAGACCATCAAGTTCTCGACGAAGGATCTCAAGCCGGAGCAGATCCAGGCCGAGCTGGAGAAGGCGCTCGGGGCGTTCACCGACGGACTTGCCGACACGCTGGCCAGCTCGGTCGATCCGTTCAAGGCCGCGGGCGAGACGACGACCCAGACCCTGCAGCGGTTGGGCGAGTCGCTGCAGGGCGTCAACCCGATCATCGAAGGCCTGGGCCTCAGCCTGTTCGATGTCAGCGCCGCCGGCGGCGATGCGGCGTCGAAGCTGCTCACGCTGTTCGGTGGTCTCGATGGCCTGGCGTCGTCGGCGGCCACGTTCTACGGCGCCTTCTACACCGAGGCCGAGCGCGCCGGCAAGGCGACGCAGGCGGTCACGAAGGCGCTCGCCGACGTCGGCGTGGCGATGCCGGCGACGAAGGAGGAGTTCCGCGCGCTGGTCGAAGCGCAGGACCTCACCACCGAAAGCGGCCGCGAGGCCTTCGCCGCGTTGCTGCAGGTGTCGGGCGCGTTCTCTGACCTGCAGGCCGGCGCCGAGGAAACCGCCAGGGCGGCCGCCGAAGCGGCCGAATCACTGAGCAAGGAACTGGCCGGCGCGATCGCCTCGACGGCCGACAAGTTCCGCACGCCTGAGCAGCGCACCGCGAACACCTACGCCGGGATCTCGGCCAGCCTCGGCGCGGTGGGCGTCGACGTCTCGGTCGAGCAGCTGATCGGCGCGAGCAAGGAACAGGTCGGCGAGTTCTTCGCAGCGTTCGTCGCAGCGGCAGACAACACCGACGAGGCAAAGCTCGCGGTGACGCAGGCCGCCGCAGCTCTGGCGGATCTGAAGGAAGAGGCCGAATCGTCCGCGGCCGCGTTGCGCGACTCGGTGGCGACGGCGCTGGACTCTGTCATCGCAGACTTTCTCGACGGCGCAGAGCTCGCGCAGTATCGAGCGCAGCGCATCGTCGACGGATTGTCTGGCGTCGGCATCGAAGCAACTGCGGGAGGTGTCCTCGCGTCAACGCAGCAGGACATCGTCGACCTCTGGAACTCTGTCGGCGACGAGTCGCGACTGGTCATCGCCGACCTCTATGACGACTGGGTCACGCTGCAGCAGGGGATCCAGCAGAGCGAGATCGACGACTTTCTGACCGGGCTCGGCGTCAGCGCCGACGAGCTGGCATCGGCCTACGCGGAGATCAATCCGGCGGCCGAGAACCTGGTCGAGTCGTGGCGGCGCGGCAAGGCCGAAGCGGAGAGCCTGGCCGCGGCGCTGGAAGAGATCGACGGGACCGGTGCGGTCTCGGCGCTCGACAAGCTGCGGAACACCATCGGCCAGCGCGACGCGCTTGGCGGTGTCATCAAGGGCAACGCCGACCGCGCGTTCGACCTGCGGGTGGGGCAGGGCGGCACGCAGGCCGTCGACCTGCTCAAGAAGCGCGAGGCCGATCTCTGGCGCCAGTTCGCCAGCACCGGCAACCCCGAGGTCGCGAAGGCGATCACGGACACGACGCTGCAGCGCATCGCGCTGGAGGGCGAGCTGCAGGCCGAGGCCGACAAGTCAAAGATCGACGCGCTCAACGAGCAGATCTCAGCGGCCGAGCGGCTGAAGGACATTGCGGCCGGGATGGGCGAGTTCGTGCTCTCGCTCAAGGCCGGCAGCCTGTCGAACCTCAGTTACGGCGGCCGGCTCGACGCACAGAAGCAGCTGTTCGACCAGGCGCTTTCAACCGGCGGCGACGTGCAGGGCCAGGCGCAGGCCTACCTGCAGCAAGCGCAGCAGGTCTACGGCGGTTCGACCGCGGAGTACTCCGCGATCTTCGAGCAGGTCACCGCGCAGCTGGAAGCGCTGGGCCTCGGCGGCGTGTCGGAAGCCGACAGCCAGATCGCGAACGCTCAGGCGCAGCTCGAAGCGCTCAACGCGTCGAACGACATCAGCGGCCGGCAGATCGAGGCGCTCGAGTCTCTGAACGGCCAATTCGGCACGCAGCTCGACGCGCTGAACGTCTCGATCGCTGATCAGCGCGCGGTGCTGGGCGATCAGCTGGCCGCCATGCAGCAGCAGGTCGCGAACCAGGAGCTGCAGATCACGCAGGCGGGCGAGGCCTATACCGCGATGATCGAGAAGCTCGACCTGCTGACGAAGTCGTTCTCGACGCGCACGCGTGACGAAGAAATGGCCGCGGCCGCATCGTGACGATCTCGCGGGTTGTGTTCCGGTTCGACCTGGTCGTCGACACCGAAGGAACGGTCGAGACGTTCTACGCGACGACGCACGGCTTCACCACGAAGCCGACCGACACGCCGGCGAATACCTACATCGCCGAGCACGTCGCCAAGGATGGCGCCGGCAGCTACCGGCGCGACCTGTTCAGCGCGGCGCGAGTGGCCGGCGGGTCGAGTCCGTCGTTCGGCGTCATCAAGCTCGACAACACCGACGGCCGGCTCGACGACTTCGCGCGGTTTGCCGCTGCCGGTGGCGACGTCACGTGCTACTACGGCGACGACTCGAAGGCGTTCCCGAGCGCGTACTTCGTGGTCTACGTCTCGCAGATCGCCGCGGTAGTTGCCGACTTCGAGGCGATCACGATTCGCCAGAAGGACCGGGCCGACAAGCTGCGCACGCCGGTCGTCACCGCGACCTTCGCCGGGACCGGCGACCTCGAAGGCTCAAGCGGTGGGCCTGGTCGGAAGAAGCAGCTGATCATCGGCAAGCCCGGGCTCGTGCCGTTGATCCCGGTCGACACGACAAAGCAGATCTACTACATCCAGGCCAATGCGATCGAGGCGTCCGCGGCGGCCGGCTCCGGCTATCTGTCGATTCTTGAGGGCGGCATCCCGATCGAGCGCGGGCAGAACTACACCTTCGCCGACTTCCTCTGGTCTACCGAGCCGGACCTCGGCGAGTTCCGCCTCTGGTCCGGCTACGGCGGCACAGAGTTCGGCGGCAAGAGTGGCGACGTCGCCGATGCGAACGCCTACACCCGCGGGCCGATCTTTGCGCGCCTGAAGGCGCCGCCGCAGGCCGAGCTGCGCTATCAGGGGCTGGGCCTGCTGCAGAACGAGGACGACGTGCCGCCGCGTCGCTGGCGCTTCACCGACCTGTGCAACCGCGCCGGATTGAACGACGTCACGCCGCTGACCCTTGCGCCAGCGCCTGGCGGGTCTGAGGACTTCGACGTCGGCAACCGGTTGATCGAGGGCGACCAGACCTACGAAGCCGTGATGAATGATCGCGCGGTTTCGCTGAATGGCGCGTGGGGCTTCAACGCGCAGGGCCTGTTCTACTGCATCACGCTGCAGGATCCGATGTCGGGCCTCGGGTCGTCGGTCTACACCTTCACGACCGAGAACGCCGACGAGTTCTCGCGCACGCCCATCGCTGGAATGGAGCGGCCCGTCTGGCAGGTCAACGTCAAGTCGGGACGGTCGCACCCAGCGGCACCGCTCGAAGCCGCGTCGGCGGAAATGCACGACCTGCTGACGCGCGATGGGTGGCTGGTGCAGTTCGCCGGCGCGGCGGCGGCGCTGAAGGAGCGGTACGCGAACGCGCTGAGCGTCTCGATCGAGATCGACGGCAACGAGTTCGAGGATCCCGCATCTCGGCAGGCATTCGTCGACGCCTTCGGCATCCTCTACGGGACACAGCGCGACTTTGTGTCGCTCAAGTGCAAGCGCTTCGACGCCGACACGCTGGCGATCACGCTGCACGACAAGGTCACATTGCAGCTGGCCCGCTTCGGCTATGACGCGGGGGTGCTCTTCCGGGTGGTGGCGATCGAGGTCAACCTCGACGAGCCGTCGATTCGCTTCGTTCTCTGGGGCAACAACAGCGGCTTCGAGACCTGGGCGCTGACCGGCGGTTCGTACCCGCCAGGCAATGGCGAGCCGGGCGGCAGCTGGGGCCCAGGCGGGCCGCCAGATGGCACGCGCACGCTTGAGGACAAGACGTCGACATTCGACGACTTCGACTTCGAGTTCTTCGTGGCGCCAACGGCAGAGGCCGGAGCGGACTTCGAGATCGACGACTTCGTGATCTCGACAGACTCTGAGATCGTCGCCGCGGTCACAGATCCAGACTTCGCAAACGTCGCGCTGCTGCTTCACTTCGACGGCAGCGATGGCTCGACAACCATCACCGACAGCAGCAGCTACGCCGACAGCAAGACCAGCTCCTCGCCGATCCTCATCGAGACGTCCGACAGCGTCTGGGGCGGTTCCTGCCTGGCCTACCCGTCAGGCACCAGCAGCGGAGCAACTGGCGCCAGCTGGACGCCGGGCGCCGCGCGTTTTGCGCGGGCGGGTGGAAGCGCCTACACCGTCGAACTGTGGTTCAAGAAGACCGGCGCCACGACGGCCGGCGCAGTGGCGCGGTTGTTCAATGGTTCGGTTCTGTGGCGCCTGCAGGCCACGAGCACGTCGAACGGCTGGCAGATCACGGTTGGCGGCACGTCAACGAATTTCACCGTCACGACCGGCGACTGGCACTTCCTCCAGACCGTGGTGGGCACCGACAACGTCGCCGTCACCAAGGTAGACGGAACCACCGTGCAGACCACAGGCGCTCTCAGTGCCTGGACCGGCACGCCGTACCCGATCCTGAACACGTCGGCCACCGTTTCGGGCGGCGACCTCCGGATCGACGACCTGCGCATTACCCCAGGAGTGGCCCGCGCCTTCGCCGTGCCGACCGAGGCATTCCCGGACGCCTGACGGCGCCGCCCACGTTTCAAGGCCCTGCCCATGAGTCTCATCCGGCAATACGACGTCGACGTCCGCAACGCGCTGATCTCGGCGTTCATCGCCGCCATCGGCCCGGCGCCGACATTGAAGATCAGGACCGGCGCAATGCCCAGCAGCTGCGCCGCCGCGCGTAGCGGGACGATCCTGGTCTCGATGACCTTGCCGAGCACCTGGCAGGCTGCACCGTCGAACGGGGTATCGAACCTGTCAGGCACCTGGTCTGGCACGGCCAGCGCGGCGGGCGATGCGGGTCACTTCGAGATGTACCCGGCCGGATCTCCGACAGACGTCAAATATCAGGGCGTGGTCACGAAGGCCTTCCCGCTGACAACCACTGACACGGCAGCCATCAACACCAACCTGCTGACGTTCAGCAGCGCCAGTGCCGTTGCGGTGGGTGACTCAGTGAGCGGGGCGGGTATCCCGGCCGGCACCACCGTCCGCGAGAAGACGTCGACAACGATCACGCTCTCGAGCGTGCTGACGTCGGCTATCGCCAGCGGCACGGACATCTACTTCGGCAACGCCGCCTCAGGCGCGCTCTGGCTGACGAACATCACGATCGCCGTCAGCGCGACGGTCACGGTCACGCGCCACCGCATGACGGCGCCGGGGGCCTGAGCATGTCGCAGCAGTTCCTGCTCGCCTTCCCGAACTTGATCACCGAGACGACGCCGACGCTCTCAGGTGGCGACTACAGAACGACGGCGCCGCGTTCGAACCTGCTCACCTGGCCGCTGGCAGAGGTGGCCCGCACGACCGACGCCAGCGTGAACAACACGAAGATCTCGATCGACTGGGGCAGCGCCAAGACTGCGCGCGCTCTGATCATCCCGCGGCACAACGTCAGCAGCGCCGGCACGATTCGCTGGAAGCGCGGCACCAGCGCCGGTGGCACGCAGGTCGCCGACAGCGGCACGATCGACGCCTGGCGCTTCACGCCGCGCAGCTATGACGGGTCGGTCTATGACCTGCAGGTGCTGCTGAGCGCGTCGAGCTCGGCGCGCTACGAGACGATCGAGATCGTCGACACCGCCAACGCGGCCGGGTACATCGATTTCGGGCGCCTGTTCATCGCGCCGGTCTTCGCGGCGACCTGGAATCCGGACTACGGCCTGCGCGACGGTCACAACGAACTGAGCAAGGTCGGCAGGGCCTTCGGCGGCGCGCAGTGGCCGAATCAGAACCGGCGGCCGCGCTCGGTCTCGTTCGCGCTCAACTTCCTGTCGCTCTCCGAGGGCGACACGTTGCACGAAATGGAGCAGATCGAGGGCACGACCGCCGAAGTGGGGTATCTGCCCTACAGCGACGACGCTGCGCGGATGCAGCGGTTCGGAATGCTCGGCATGCTGCGCGATCTGTCAGGCATCGAGTATCCGCGCACCCTCAACAGAGGCCGCGGCTTTGCGATCGAGCAGCGGGTGTGATGGTGAGCGACGAACTGCCAGTGTCGCGTATTCGCTGGGGCGGTATCGCTGGGCATGCGCGGCACGCCGGCGCATTGCTCGAGCTGCGCACGTTCCCGCCGGTTCTCGCCGGCTGCAACGTCGCCGAACTCGACTTCATTCCCGGGGCGCAAGTCGGCCAGGTGCGGGAACACGGCAAGGCCTGGCGCGATCTCACCGCCGCCGAGCGCGCAGAGCTGCTCGCGTGGCTGATTCGATGGACGGACGCGGCCAGGTCTGCCGCGGAAAGGATCTGACGATGACCAGTGCAGAGCGCACGCACGACGCCGTGATGGAAGCGGCAAGGGCCACGCCATCGGTGGCCGCAATCATCGCGACGATCGGCGGGCTGACCGTCGAGAAGTGGCTCGCAGTGGCCGGCATCGGGTTCATCGTCGTGCAGGCCGTCGTCATGATCTGGCGGCACGTGATCTTCCTCCGGCGCGAGCGCGATCGTGTCGCGGCACTCAGGGCCGAGACGTTTCTCCCGGAGTCGGAAAGCGATCGGGCGCCGCTGTGACCATCAACACGCAACGCGCGGAAGCAAGGAGCCAACACCATGGCTGACATTGAAGCGGCGAAGGCCGAGATCGACAAGCACCTGCGCAAGGAAGAGGGCGAGCGGCTCAAGCCGTATCTCTGCAAGGCGAAGGTGCCGACCATCGGCGTCGGAGCGACGACCTATCTTGATGGGCGACGGGTCACGCTGGCCGATCCGCCGATCACGGTCGACCAGATGAACCGCATGCTGCAGGTGTCCATCGATCGCTACGTCGACACGGTCGCCGAGATGGTCAACGGCGTCGCGACGACCAATCAGCTCATCGCCCTTGTGATCTGCGCCTACAACATCGGGCTCGACGGTCTGCGACGCTCGACGATGATCAAGCGCCACGTCGAAGGCAACTACCAGGCGGCGGCGCGCGCGTTCAACCTCTGGAACCAGAGTCGGCCAGGCGGCCCAGGCACGCCGCTCGAGGTCGACCCGGTGCTTGTGGCGCGTCGTGCACGTGAGGCGGCGATCTACCTCACGCCGGACGACGGAACGGACGAGCCGAGCGGATGCCCGCAGGCCGTCGAGCCGGAAAGCAACCCACTGCGGGGCGGCATCGCCAAGGCGACCGCGGTGATCGTTGGCGCGCCGGTGGTCGAGCTGGCCACCGACGCGAGCGAAGGCATTGCCGCCCTGAAGCCGGCCGTGCTTGCGCTCCGCGACTTCGTGGCCGGCACGCTGGGGGTGCCGACACAGTACGTCGTGCCGATCCTGGTCGCGGTCGCCGGCGTCCTGGTGCTGCGCTGGCGCCTGAAGCAGCGCAGCGAGGGCTGGGCGTAGCCGGGCCGAATCAGGCCGGTGAGCGCCGATCGGCGCCGCGGTCGGGGGAATGGGAGGGGCCGCAGGGCGAGCGCCTCGTAGGCCCGGAAATTCCGCCACTTGTTACAAGTTTCGCCCGTCCTGGGCGGAATCCCGGCCGCGGAAGCGGCCAGAGAACGCGCGAGATCGGGCCGTGGAGCCTCGATCGCCGCCGCTGCGGGGGTTCGTATGCTCATGATCCTGCGCGCCGTGTGGGCTGTCGTGTCCGGCACCGTTGGCCCAGTCCTGCGCCTGGTGCCGTGGTGGGCCTGGGCGCTGGCCGCTTTCCTCGCCTGGGGCGGGTGGCAGCGTCACGTCGCGACGAAGGCGACGAAGGCCGCGGCGCAGGCCGAGCAACGCGCCACTGTCGAGGCGATGGCCGCCGCCGCCGAGCGCCGCGAGCGCCAGGCCGAACAGACCTACACCGACAACGCAAGGAGCGCCGCCGATGCCTACGCTCAGAACCTCCGCGCAGCGCGTGTTGCTGCTGATCGCACTCGCGACAGTCACGACCGGCTGCGCGACGCGATCGCCGCCAGCGCCGCCGCCAGTTGCCCCGGCCCGGCTTCCGCCGCCGCCAGCGCAACTGATGGATCCGCCCAACTGCGGCAAGTGCTCGGAAGCTGTGCGGCGGCTCTTCGAGATCTGGCAGCAGCAGCTGATCAAGACGCAGCCCAGTTGATCGGCATGCAGGACTACATCAGGGCCATTCAGCCAAAGGACCAAACGCCATGAGCAGACGTCGCATCATCATCCTGGCCATCGTGCTGGCCAGCGCCCAGCAAGCGACAGCGCAGCCCGCCACCGCGGCCAGTGCCGCCAGCGCGCCCGAACCCATCACCCCCGGCACCGCATGCGGCGCAGCCGGCGTCGGCAACGCTTGGCGCTACCCGCCGGGCAGCACCCGCCGCGAACCCGTGCGGACGGTCCGCCCCGCAGACACGGCCGCCCGCCCGGGTGGCTGGTCCAAGCGCGTCGACGACGCAGGCGACTGGGAGGCCTGCCTGATGCCGCGCCCGCCCACGGCCTGCGCGCCGCGCATGATCACCGGTTGGGGCCGCTGCCGCCCCATGTCAGACCCGCCCGGCCAGCCGCGGACCCTGCCGGCCGCGCCGCTCGGCCAGCGCGCCACGGTCATCGATCAGGACTGGCTCGGCCGCCAGACCTGGGAATGCCGCGCCATCACCACAGGACCAGCTCGGTGGGTTCCCATCGACGGCTACTGTCGGCGCTGAAACTCGACGTCTGAGATCGGCGGCGCGCCTGCGTCGCCTGGGCTGCCGCGCACGTGCTCGTGCGATAGCCCGCCCCAAGTCAGCGGCCGGCGAGTCTGCCCGGCCCTTTCGGGTGTAGCGACGTGACGACGTTCACGCTACGCTATCGCGCCGAGACTTGGAGACCTTCCCCCATGAAGACAATCCGCACCGCCGCCGCGTGCGCGCTGGCGCTGGCCGGCATGGCCGCCGCCGCCGAACCACTCGCGGAGTTCGAGCAGATGGTCGCCCGGTGCCGCGCCGCGGTGGCCGAGCCGTTCGTGCAGGTAGTGCAGGCGCCGCAGGGCTCGCAGTGGATCAAGCGTGCCTTCTGGCCCGCGGCCCCTGTCGAGTTCGACGTGGTCAAGTCGGCGAGCCTGGTCGCGCCGGTGGCCGCCTGGATCTCGTTCGGCGTCGGCATCGCAACCGGCCGGGCCGACACGCGCGAAGCGGCCGAAGCGCTGCAGCTGGGCCAGGAGCAACCGCAGTTCGCGGACGACGCCGATCAAGGCCGAGCTGCTCGAGCTGCTGCGCGACTACATGACCGGGCGCGTCGGCCTGCTGTTCCCGTTCTGGGATGGCCGGCCGCAGACGCTGCGCGCGACGACAAACCGGCTGTCGGCGCGGTTCGCCTCGCTCTTCCGCTACGCCGGCGTCGTCGACTTCACGGAGCACGACCTGCGGCATGAGGCGACCTGCAGGTGGTTCGAACTTCGGCGGCCTGGCGGCGGTGGCTGGGTGTTCAGCGACATCGAGATCTGCCGCATCATGGGCTGGTCAGATCCGAAGATGGCGCTGGTCTACGCCAGCCTGCGCGGCGAGGATCTGGCGGCGCGGATCGGGGCGGCTTGATGGCGGCCCCTTACGGGGGCCAGTCGCCGAGGGTAGTAAAGCCTCGGTATGGCGGGCGTCGTAACTCGCAGCGAGAGTCTACAGCGTCGGCAACGCCGGCGGCACGCGCTTGACCTTCGGCCGCTTGATGTCGTGCAGCACGGCCGACGGCGTCACCGGCTCGCGTCGCTTCGCGGATTCCTGCAGGGCGACTTCGTCGAGGCGCCGCAGCAGCGCGCCAAGCGGGAAGACCCAGTCGCGGCCCAACTTCAGCCCGGGCAACTCTCCGCGGCGCGCGTGTTCCTGCACCGTGGTCGGCTCGCACCTCAGCAGATCGGCGACCTGGTCGACGTCGAGCACGTGGTTCTGGCTCGTCATCGTCCGCACCTGTCCCGCCGACGCCGCTCGGCCATCTCTTCGAACACCCCGAACATCCCGACGGTTCGCTCGATCGCGGTCGGCAGATCGGTGAGTGCCGCGCGCCAGTGGCCACGCTCTGCCATCGCTCGCGCGTAGGCCTGCCAGTACGTCAGCCCGTCAGCGTGCACGACGATCGCCTTCGGCACCAGCAACGCCGGGAACCGCGCCAGCACGCCGGCCTCGATGCTGGCCAGCTCGACGGGATCCAGCGCCATCGCCGCGCCCTCGGCGATCAGGACGTGCCCCGGCAGATCGCAGCGGACCAGCCATGCAGCGGTACCGGCCAGCGGCGCGGCGGCGGTCGCGGCGGTCATCAGCCCGGCCATGAGCGCGACGCCGCAGTACCGATCACGCCAGCCGGTGAGCACGAGCGACGGGTACTCGAGCCGCAGTGCGGTGAGCTCTTGCGCCGAGCGTTTCGAGGTCAGGGGTAGCGGCCTATGCATCGTGGTCTCCGGCAACTGGTGAGCGTCGAACCGGTCCCGGCCCGCGCGCCGCAGCACCGCCGCGGCGACCGCATCATCAGCAGCTGCCAGGCCTCGCGCAACGTTCGCGCCGCGCTAAGCGTGCCGCCCCTCGGAGGCTTAGCGGCGCCCTATCACCAACGCCAGCAAGGGCATTGCATCGGGCGCCTCGACGCTCACTCGCCGCCGTGCTTCGTCGGCATCAGCTTCGCCAGCCAGGCCGGCCGCTGGCCCCACGCCGCGGGGTCATAGACGTTCGCGTTCGCGTCGGCAAAGCGCTGCCGGTAGGCCTCGAAGGCTTCCTTCGCGTCCTCACCCTTCAGCGATGCGACGGTCGCCGCCTGCCGCGCCTCCAGGGTGCCCAGCGCGTTCAGGTATCGCGCATGGTTGGCGTCGGCATGCCCGACCATCATCGCGATGGTGGCCTGCATCTGGCTACGCGACAGGATCAGGGCCGATGGGTGTTCGTAGAAATTACGTTGGGCGTCTTCAGGTTCGCCCGCAGTGTTGTCAGCGCGGCCACGATTCCAGCGTCTTGGCCGCGCCAGTAGCTGCCCGGCTGGCCAGCCGGGTTGAACGGGTCCACCATTTTCCAAGTCAGGCGCATGGCTTCTTCCCAGCGCGCCGTCTCGGCATCCAGCGCAGCCCGCAACAGCGCGGCTTCAGTTTCGGCCTTCATGGCGCGCTGCAACAGCGCGAGGTCCATCTGCAATTCAACGTGCATGGCGTCAGCCGCGCTTGGTGGCGCGCTCCCAGATGGTGTCGAGCGTCTCGATCTGCTTCGCGGTCGGGCGTCGGCCATCGGCAAGCTGGCGCTGCAGCGAGTCCACGAACCCGAGTTCCCAATCGCTCAGGCGCTCACTGCGCTTCTCGCAGTCCTCCAGCAGGGTCACGTACTCGTCAGCCCAAGTAGTCATCTTCATCCTCCGGCCATCCGTGGCACAAACATTCACAGGGGTCTTCCGGGCCATCGCCGCCGTAGCGGATCCAGGCGCACATGCCGCCGTCGTGGTGCGCGCAGGCGCAGCCGTAGGTGCCGCGCGGGCCGCTGGTGTCCGTGGCGTCATCCGCCGGCCGCCCAACCCCTCGCTCAACCGGAGAGACCACAGAGGGCGTCGCGGCGTCTTCATGCTTGGTCATGTGTGGGCTCCCGGTTACCTCGACCGTTGGGCGTCTGCGCGTTCCACAGCCGCTTCATCTCCGCATTCAGTGCTCGGTCGGCGCGGCAGTCCTCGCTGGTGCGCCCGGTGCAGTCCACCGCTGGCCCTTTGTGAAAGCAGTCCCAGCAGGCGTAGTAAGCCGGCCCTTGCAGCGGCGTAGCCCCGGCCTTGGTGGCTCGCGCCCACTTGCCCACAAGTTGCGGCGCCGTCTCGTCGCCGGTCGTTTCCATCGCAATCGGAATCTGCGGCTTCATGTTGTAGCTGCCGCACTTCGGGCACGGCGCCATCGGCTGGCCGTACACCCACTCCGCGCGCTTAGCCGGGTCTTTCAAGTTCA